AGCCCACGAGCCTTGAGCCGGATGCAAATCTGGTTTTTGCGCTGTCCGTCGCTTTGATGAGCAGCGAGCCGTTTGACCCTTTGCCGTTCCTGTCACTGCCTAACGCAACGGCGAGGAAAATCAAAAAACTGCACCGCCTCCATATCCAGAGGCGACAGGAACAGGAGGTGTAGTCGTGAAGGTTCAAACACAGCTCACATACAGGTTCGAGGACAAGGACGAGTTTTTCGTAGCCCTTCACCCCCGCGGCATCGTGTCGTTCATCTGCGACGGACTGACCCTCCGCTTCGACCGCAAGAACCCGAAGCACGTCGCTGCCGTGAAAGAGCTGTACGCCGGGATGGTGGAGGTCGATGTGGTGAATGAAGCGATGGAAACGGAGGAACAGTTGTGAGCGAGACAGCAGTTGTCAAGAAGGCAGACACCATCAGAGGGCTCATCGAAAGCCCGGAGTTTGCAGCGCAGATTGAGAAGGCGTTGCCGAAGCACCTCACCCCTGACAGGTTTGTCAGAATTGCCATAACAGCAATGGCAAAGAACCCTAAGCTGAAAGAGTGCTCGCAGACCAGCTTCTTCAACTGCCTGCTGAACCTTTCGCAGCTCGGCCTTGAGCCGGACGGCTACCATGCGCATCTCATCCCTTACAAGGATGAATGCCAGCTCATCATCGACTACAAGGGCCTCGTTGACCTCACCATGCGCAGCGGCAAGGTTGCCAACATTCACGCGGATGTGGTCTGCGAGAACGATGTCTTCGCCTACAACATGGGTATGGTCGAACAGCACAGGATAGACCTTCGCAAAGACCGGGGCGCTGTCTACGCTGTCTATGCAATCGTCACTTTCAAGGACGGCTCGAAGAAGGCAGAGGTCATGTCCCGCGATGATGTGGAGAAGATTCGCAAGCGCAGCCGGGCGGGAACCAACGGCCCCTGGGTGACGGACTGGAACGAGATGGCAAAGAAGACCGTGTTCCGCCGTCTCGCCAAGTGGCTCCCCATCAGCCCCGAGTACCGCGATGTGCTGGAAAGCGACTTCGACCGCTACCCCGACATGCGCGTTACCGAACCCTCGAAGCCCCGGCCTCTTGCCCGCGGCGAACATGCCCCCATCGAGATAGAAGCGGAGGTAGAGGATGTTGCGACTCAGGGCGAGTGAAGCGCAGCGCATAGCTCTTTGCCCCGGGTCGGCAAGGGCAGCATTCGGGATTGAAGGGCCTCCGAGCGAGTACGCCGAGAGGGGTACGCGAATACATCTCTGGCTGGCCAACAAGTTCGGCGTTCAGAAGGGGGAGAATCCTGTTCTGACGGACGAGGAGCAGGAAGTTGCCGAAAAGCTGGCAGAGAAAACGAGGGAGTTCATTCTCAGTAGAAACTTCGTCGGACCGCTGAAAATGTGGACCGAGATGGAGATCAAGGGCGACGGATGGAGCGGTCATATCGACCTTGTCGTGGAATCGGCAGACGAGACCATCATTGTAGACTGGAAGACCGGTTGGGGCGACCAGGTAAGCCCCGACCTCAACGCTCAGCTGAGGGCATACGTTGTCCTGCTGGACGTTGCCCCGTGCGTGGCCGTCATCATTCAGCCCTCGGGCAGACCGGAGCCGGTTGAGTACAGCAGGGGCGATCTGGAAGTTGCCAAGGCCGAGCTTGCGGAGATCAGGGAGCAGGCATTGTCGCCAACGGCCTCCCGCATCCCGCATCCTGTGGCCTGCCAGTATTGCCCCGCATTCGGCAGGGCAACATGTCCCGAGACATGCACCTGCTTGCAGACAGCGGAGATCCTGCAGGAGGTCAAGGAGCTTTCCGCGCTGACGCCCGAATTCCTGGGTAGTCTCGGCAGCCTTGCGAAGCTCGCAGAGAAGCGCATCGAACAGGTGAAGGAGGAAATCAGGGCAAGGTTGGAAGTCGGGCTTGAAGTGCCGGGCTGTTCAATCGGCAAAGCATCGGAGACGAAGGAGATTGCCGACATCGGTAAAGCCTTCGAGCTTTTGGGGATGCTCACACAGGAGCAGTTTCTTGCCGCCTGCACAGCCAGTATCCCGAAGCTGGCGGATGCTCTCTATGCCTGCCTGAACCAGACGGAGAAGGTCAGCAAGGCGGCGGCAAGACAGGAACTGGAAGCACTGCTGGCAACGGTCATCGAGACCAAAACGAGGCGCGGAAATCTCAAGATTGGAGGGATTGAGTAATGGGAAGAGCGCATACGGTGGACGGCAGCACTGCCAAGTACACACTGGAAAACGGCGAGTACATGTGGCGGGTCATCCCCGAAGTGACGACGGGGGATAGGGTTTTCCGCACGAGCGACGGTCACAGCGACAAGGGCGACGAACAGATCAACCTCGTGCTGAAGGTGGGTACAAGGGATGAGCAGATCACCGTTCTCGACCGCTTGACATTCAGCAGTAGGGCGCAGTGGCGGGTCAGCGAGTTCTTGCGGTCAGCAGGAGCGTATCCAGGGCATGGCGTCAGCATCGACCTCAAGGCGGAGCAGTGCATCGGCCTCGGCGGGAAGTGCAGGACGCTCAACGGAGAACCGGACTACAAGGGGAAGGTCTACACGAGCATTGACCGGTACCTCGAGGCCGAAAAACAGGACCCCGGCAAGATCAAGGGGCTTGTGTGCGGAGATGATTTTCCTCCCCCTACTGCGAACGATGAACCGGCAACGGACGAGGACCCGATTCCGTTCTAACACACCAACCCGGGGCGGCATTGCCGCCCCTGAAGGAGGTACAGAGTGAGCAGGCAGAAGAAGCATAGACGGTGGGTGGCCTTCTCGGACGAGGTGAACGCCTTCTTCGACTCATGGCACGAGCGGGACAAGAAGGTCAGCTACGAGGGCTATGCACCGGTTGGAGAGTTCGTCAACGGCCTTGTCGAGGAATCGGAAGTCTACAAGGCTTTTCGGCAGCACGGCGTCCTCCCGCCCGTGAAGCGAATGAGGAGGCAATGATGCGGTTGCTAATTGGCATCGTGTGGGCGATCTGCCTCTTCATGGTAGTGGTCGCCATTGCCGGCAGAGGGCTGGCTGTCATCGCAGGCGCAACGGGATGGCTTGCGCTGGCTGTCACTTTCAGCGTGGTCGGCGAGGAGCACAGGCGCAAGTCGAGCCTGAAAAGGGCGTACAATGGCATCCTTGCGATGGCCAGAGATGGCCGATGCGTAAATGAAATGCCCGATTTCGAGTGTGTTAACTGCTCTTTTCAGGAATGTGGCGCCTGCTGGGCCATGGTGTTCGGCTTCGACCCCGAGGACTGGAAGACATGGTACGAGGGGAGGCCAGAGCATGATGGTCATAAGTAAGTCGATGGCCGAGGCTCCTCGTGCCAAAGAAGCGGAGTTGCAACGACTGGTGGCCATGGCGCTGGACGAGACGGGACTGCTCTGGTTCCACCCGGCCAACGAACGAAAATGCACGGCAATAACGGGCAGGCTTCTGAAACTCGCAGGCGTCAAGCGGGGAGTCCCGGACTGCCTGGTTATGGAGCCGTTCATGGCTCAGGGCCAGAAGTTCATCGGCATGGCGGTCGAGTTGAAAGCCTCCCGCAACAAGCTGACCGATGACCAGAAGAAGTGGAAATTCAAGCTCGAGGCTCGAGGATGGCAGTTCAGCGTTTGCATGACCCTGGCCGAAGTGCTCGAAAAGCTCATGCAGTTCTACCCGGATACAGCGGGCTATTCCACGGCGGAAGACTGCTACAGGGTCACGAAACGGAGGTGCTGACGCATGCCCAACAAGTACCAGGTTGCGGACTGGACCGAGCATTTCGAGACAGCGAAAACGGCTAGGTATGTGCATAAGTCGTCGGTGGTGCTTCCCTTGAAGCAGGGCCTTGGCTACCGCAGGCTTGTCCGGAGAAACAGCGGTCCGGCTCTATACGGGGCATGGTGCGCCATGATAGTCGTGCTGTCGAAGCAGGCTCCCCCCAGGGAGGGCTACCTTACTCACAGCGGCACGAAGGACGGCATCCCCTACGCACCGCAAGATCTCGAAATGCTGACGGACATTCCGGTTTCCGTGTTCGCCGAAATGCTTGTGGCCTGCTCCCGCCCTGAAATCGGCTGGCTGAAAGTCATCGAGCGTGACGAGGCGAACGGTGACATGTTCAGAGAACCGGAGACTACGCTTGCCTTCCCGAACCCTTCTCCGGACCATGCGAGAAAAGAGAACGGCCTCAGGTGCCCCCATGATGAGATGAAAGCGGAGTGGAACAGGCTCTGCTTGGATTCCGACCTTGCGAAATGCCGGGTCTGGCCGACAGACAGAGCTGCGAAGATGTGGAAGCACGAGTGGTTCCGGGAAAGCTGGAAGGAAATCTTCGCAGAGTGCCACAGGGCGAAATGGTGTCGGGAAAACAAGGCTGGCGTCCTGCATGTGCTCAGGAACGACAAGTCCGGGACACCGAACGCCATGCGCTACTACGAAGCAGCCATGGACAGAAAGGAAGCGATCGCTGGCAAGCCCCGGGCATGGACCAGCAAGATTGTAGAGGCTGACGGTGCGATCAGGATTGAGAGCCACGCAACAGAAGCTCTCGCAGCCGCAGACCTTGAGGGAAGAGGTTACGCCCTGGACAGGGCAAGAAACGAGTGGAGGAAAAGGGGATGAACAGAACCAAAATCGAATATCTCTCGCACACCTGGAATCCGATTGTGATGCGCTGCCGTCCGGTCTCCAGGGGCTGCGACAACTGCTGGCATCTCAGGATGGCTGACAGGCTGAAGGCCAATCCTGCTCTGAGTGAGGCGCAGAGAGCCGCCTACGCTGGGGGTGAACCAGCGCTGAATAAGAATGAGATAGACGCACCGCTGAGGCTCAGAAAACCGGGCGTCATCGGCGTGCAGTTCATGGGCGACCTGTTCCATGAAGATGTTACGGATGACATGCGCATCGAGGTGTTCACGACATTTTGTGAGCCGGACCTGTTTATCGTTCTTACGAAGCGCCCCGAGAACATGAAGCGGTTCATCGAAGGGCCGCTCCGGGGGTATTACAGCCAGTGTCCAGCTGGAAACTATCTATTCCCGAATCTGTATTGCGGCGTATCCATCGAAGATCAACGCACGGCCAATGAGCGCATTCCCGTGCTGATGGAAACCCCGGCAATCAACAGGATAGTCAGCCTTGAGCCGACGCTGGGACCGGTGCGCTTCAATGAGTATCCCGATTGGCTCATCATGGGCTGCGAGAGTGGTCCCGGGGCAAGGCCGATGCATCGGGAGTGGGCGCTCCATGTCGCCCGGCAGTGCGAAACTCACAGCATCCCTCTGTTCTACAAGCAGGGCCCTGGCGATAACGGATACTACGGCAAGATGCCCACGCTGAATGGGCGTGTGTATGACCAGGTTCCATGGGGAACCGCAGAAAGGAGCTCATAATGCTCTGCCACCGTTGCGAACACAGGGCTGCGTGGCTGTCATCTAAAATGACCGCAACCGTTCCCGAGCCGTGCCGCTGCGATGTTGACGGGTCGGAATGGGCCTGCGACTCCTACCGCCCCACCATGCCCGCCGTGACCGTACCCGTTGACCCCCGCCGGCCCCGGTACGATGCGAGTCCCGTGCCCACCCCCGAGAGGTTCGTGCGCCAGTTGCAGGCCCATGAGGTAGTGCTGCGAATCGTGCCGGTCTACCCCGAGCGCAAGGACTGCAACGAAGCGGCGGGGATGTACGGCCTGCATATGGAGAGGGCGAGGGTGAAGGAATGAATGTTCTCGTAGCGTGCGAGTTTTCGGGCCGTGTCCGGGATGCTTTCCGGGCACGGGGCCACAATGCATGGTCATGTGACCTGTTGCCGTGCGAAGCCGACCCGCAATGGCACTTCCAGGAAGACATCATCCGGCTTCTGATGATGGAGGTGCTTCCGTGGGATTTGATGATTGCTCACCCTCCATACACTCACCTGGCCGTATCGGGGGCAAGATGGTTCAAGGACAAGGTCGAGGAACAGGAAAAGGCACTCGGCTTTGTGAAGCTACTCCTTGACGCTTACTGGATTCCCCGTATAGCCCTTGAGAATCCGGTGAGTATCATCAGTACACGCATACGCAAGCCCGACCAGATTATTCAACCGTGGATGTTCGGACATGGCGAAACGAAGGCGACATGTCTGTGGTTGAAAAACCTGCCCCCGCTGAAGCCAACACAGATAGTAGAGGGGCGAGAGAACAGAATATTCAGGATGCCCCCATCACCGGACCGGGGAAAGCTCCGTTCCGTGACCTATCAAGGCATAGCCGACGCAATGGCCGAACAGTGGGGCACCACCACCACACCGAAGCAAACATGTCCAGCCCCCGTGGACATAGCGAACAGTAAAGGGAGCGAATGATAATGGCAACCGCAAACGGAAAATTGACAATGGAACTCAAGGTATCGCCGGAATTGATAGAAGCGATTGAAAGGCTGGAAAAGGCTACGGAATGGCTGTGTCAGGTTGGCCCCCTCCCCGCCCCCGCCGTGGAGCCGGAACAGACCGAGATTACCTACACGATTGAATGTCCACAATGCCGATTCCACGGTTATGTGACTTCTATCAACGGGAAAGCACAGAAAACCTTTTGTCACAACTGTGGCCACGAACTCCGACTGTTCAACTTTCCGGTTTCAGAGTCGGAGCAGACACGGGAGCAGAAGGCGGTGGAGTTGGCGAGGGACATGGCAGAATATGCAGATTGTCATTACCCGCCTCCAATCGGAAAGTTTATTCAGCGTGCCGCCGCCCTGTTCGGAGAGGGAAAGGAGGGGGAGCGTGGCCACAATTAAGGTTGATGGGGTAAGTTACAAGGTGACTGAAACATTGGGCTATCATCAGGTGGGGATGCCTGCCAAGTTTGTGCAGACACCCGATGGGGAAAGGGTAGCCGTGAAACGAGGCGGTGTGTGGACATGGTGGGCTGTACAAGACCGTGTAGCTCCATTACTGGAGCATTTACAGCGAGAACAGGAGGCCCCCGTGGCTGAACTGAAGGCGTGCCCGTTTTGTGGGAGCAGTGACATCAGGCATATCCACGGCAACTCAAGAGCGCCTGAAGGTATGGCTATGTGCAGCTCATGCGGCGCATCTGACTTTGTGCAGAGATGGAACACCCGCCACGCCCCCGAACTGGATGAGGCGGTGGGGGCAATGGCCGCAGTTGAATGGGTGGTCCAAGACCTTAAACGGTGTGTGCGTATCCTCTCCCGCCTCGGACGCCTGACATGAAGGGGAAACCATGAAGCAGACACAGGAGCAGGCCATTCTTGAATGGATGAGGAACAAAGGCCCTATCACACCGCTGGAAGCGCTGCAGCACTGCGGGTGCTTCCGACTCGGGGCAAGAATCTATGACCTCAAAAGGAAGGGGTACGCAATCAGCACGGAAATGGTGGAAGTGGTCACCGCAGACGGCAAGGCCCGGGTGGCAAGGTACAAGCTGGTGGGCAGGTGCTTGACCCCCGAAGACCTGTTCAAGATTCGTGCCGTGCTCGAAGCGAAGGGTACAAGATATGAAGGGGATTAAGGCGGTCCGCTGTGAAGTTTACAGCCGCATCGTCGGCTACTACCGTCCGGTGCAAGATTGGCACTCGAGCAAGAAGCAGGAGTTCAAGGAGCGATACGTACGGTCAAACATGGACATCGAACGACTGCTGAGAAGAGAGGAAGAGGGCAATGAGCAAGACAGAGTATGGTGACAGAATCGAAGAAGAAGGCGAAGTCTTCATAGAGCATGTAGCGCCGCACCCGTACGACAGCTTTCACCATGTTCGTATCGTCATTTGCGGTGTGTGCATGTTCGAGACGATCGAGTTGGCGAGGGGCGATCTTCGTATCCAGCCGCCGTCAAGGATGGCTGACACGATTATTGGAAGCAGCGCCGGCCGTTGGTATATCACGCTTGAAGACGCAGCGCGTTTCATCGAAGACGCCTGGCCTTCGGAATAAGGGGGAGATCATGACAGAGGTCGAAGTTTCCATGACAACAACCGATGACCAGAGGGAATTGGAGTTGCGTCGGGCGAACGAAAGAGCCGAACGCGAGAAGCTCGAAGCCATTGCGAGATCTGAGCGCATTCAGAAGGAAACCGAAGAACGCATCGCCCGTGAGAATGCTGAGCTGAAGCGCAGGGATCAAGAAGCCGCTGAGAAGCGCCAGAAGGACAAGAAGCGAGTTGAACTTGTCCGGAGCGAGATCGCAAAGCGCCTGTCCGACCTGACGCCGGAAGAAGCAGCTGACGAGATGATGGCCGGGGAGTTCCCGCACATCACCGTCATTATCTGAGAGGGCACGACAATGCAGAAAAGAACCGAAAGCAAGCACCTGAAGTACCAGTTCACCGATGACGAGCTGGTTGAAATGAGCAGAAGCCTTGCTCGGGACAACCGAGAGCTCCGCGGGATCTCCGAGCAGAAGAAGGAGATCATGGCCGACTTCGCAAGCCAGATCAAAGCAAAGGAAGGGAAAATCGATCGCACTTCCGAGCTCATCGCCAACGGCTACGAATACCGCATGGTGACCTGTGAGGTCATTCCGGACGAGCCTGTTGTTGGAATGAAGACGTTCGTCCGCTCCGACACCGGAGAAACATGGACGGAGCCCATGAAGCCCAGCGAGATGCAGGGCGCTCTTTTCGAAGATGTCGAAGCAGAAGTAGTTTAGGACTGCACGGTGCCCAACGAAGAACCGTCGGTATCAGTGATCATAAGACGCATCGAACCCGGAGCCCCGAAAGCTCCTAAACTGCTGTCAGATGGCAGCGAATTTGAAGGAGATGATTCAGAATGAGAACACTGATCATGCTCGTCCTCGTCGTGGCAATGGCTTCGGCACAGGTGTTCATGGACATCAGCGGCACGATGCCTGTTGATGGCGAAGAAGTGCAGCCCCGCCTGTTGGTGGACGTTTCGGAAGCTGCAGGACCATGGGCGTACTCCGTCGGCATGGGTTACAGGCCCCCTGCTTCCGCTGACGGATTCGACCCAACAATAACTGTGCAGGTGGGCGTATCCAGGCAGATGGCGTCTTGGGCTGCGGCATACTTCAAAATGACCGACATTCCCCTTCATTCCGAGAATCACACGCTTCACTCGTCAGCACGTATTGGCGTGCTCATCAGGTTGTAGCCATGCTCTCAACGATTCTCGCGGTCTTCCCGGCCATTGCGATTTTCGTTGCCCCACTGAAGCATGAGGCGGTCGCATCTTGGTATGGCCGGGGCTTCCACGGCCGTCTCACCGCTTCAGGACGCATTTACGATCAGGATTCATTCACGGCAGCGCACCGCTCTTGTCGGTTTGGCACCGTTCTGCTTGTCCGCCATGAGTACAGGCATGTCATTGTGACTGTCACCGACAGGGGCCCGTTCGTCCCCGGCAGGGATATCGATCTGTCCAGGGCGTCGTTCATGATGCTTGCGGATACTACCGTGGGGATCTTGGAGATCGAATACGAAGTGATTTATGTCGGAAATTGGAGATATGACTGTGGACAACGATAGGCGCCTGAGCTATTGTCCTGACAGACAGGAGGACCTGCATGAGATACGCAATGCTTGGAACCAAGGGTAGCGAAGAGGACGGTAGCTTCATCTGCTACGGCGTAATCAAACGACATGACGGAAGGTATTCACCGGCCAGAGCCGAGGGGTCGAAGAAAGCAACCCCGGTCATGCTCATGAAGAGCAGAGTGAAGCCCCTATACCTGGGCGACAGCAAGGAAGAGGCGTTCAAGCATCTCATGCACCATGTGGCGAAGAGTGCCGATGGCCTCGCCTTCGAGCGCTGGCCGTCCTTCCTCGTCGGTCGGAAGTTTGTCGACTACTCACCGCAAGATCTCATGAAGATACCGGAAGAGGGGGACGGGGCGAACACCCGGCAGTAAATCCCTGTATTCCGAAATGAAGGGAGGGCTATGCCGAAAGCTAAAAAACCAGCAAAAAAGATGGGGCGTCCTTCGAGCTATAACCCTGATTTCTGCGAGATGGCCGTGGAGTTCCTGAGGGACGGCTATTCGGTTACAGCCCTTGCCGGGCATCTGAAGTGCGCCCGTTCGAGCGTTTTCAAGTGGGCCGAAGAGCACAAAGAGTTCTCGGACGCTCTAAAGACCGGGCAGGCCTTGGCGGCTCTGTGGTGGGAGAAGAGGTTGCGGGAAGTGGCAAGAACCGGAGTCGGCTCGGCCTCCGCTGCCATATTCGGAGTAAAGAACCGCTCAAGGGCCGAGTGGAAAGACCGTCACGACATCACCCTCAACGACATGCCGGCCCCGATGCAGGAGTTTCTTGCCATGGGCAAGGCCGGAGAACCCGGTTGGAACACTGGCAAGGACACAGAAGATCCCGAACCGCAGGAGGACGCATAGTGGAAGGCTTCATGATCCCGCTCACGGTTGGGGTTGTTTCCCTTGCCGTAACCGTTGGTGCTGGTCTGATCTCGATTGGCAGAGCAGTCGGGAAGATGCAAGGACAAGTGGACCGGGCAGAAAAGGATGTCAGTCGCATAGGACTAAAGCAAGACGCCCTGGAGCGTCATTGTGGAGATCAGCAAATCATGGTTGCCTCAAGATTGGCAAGCATCGAAACCGGGATCAGAGGCATGTCATCGGCACTTGACCGAATAGAAAAGCAACGGAGATGAAGCTCCATTCACGGAAGCTGTGGCTGGCTGGAGGGTTCGCTTTCCAGCTTTCGCAGTTCGCCGCTGTCCTGTACTCCGTGGCATGGGTGTTCGGTGAGCATCCCCGGTCCGAGCAGATGGTCATGGTGGCGACTACCGTCCTAAGCTACCTACGGGACATCGTGGTGGCGTTCATCGGCATGAATGTTGTGCAGCATGTCGGCTACGAGATAGGACAGGCGATTGGCCGTAACAAGGGGGAATGATGGCACTCGCAATGGTTGTCGGGCTCGCAATGCTGGCTCTTCGGTGGTGGGGGTATCAGCGCTACTTTCCACCGGATCACCATAGTTACAAGGCCATGAGCGAAGGTCGGGGCGTTCCCGACCCGTTCCGGCTCAGATGGCTGTACCCTGCGCTGATGCCGGGCTCTGCTGGCGCCGCTGCCTGGTCAGCCTGCTCCATGGTCGGGCTTGCACTCACGATTCCCGTCATGTACCTGTTTGCGGAGGCTTCCGGTGTTCCCGGCCTATGGGCTGTTGCTCTCTGGGCCTCCCTGCCGATCATTGACGTTCTCAGCCGGATGCAGGGCATTGTGGACCATATCGCTTGGCCGCTTGCCCTGCTGTCCGCTTGGCTGTTCACACTCGGCGTTCCATGGGCTGGTATCATCGGCGCTGTCGTTGCCGGTGCGGTTGACCCCCGGGCGCCGGTGTTCGTGTTTGCGTGGACCCTTCACCCGGGCGCACTGCTTGGCCTGATCACCGTTCCTGCTGCCATGTCTCTCGCCCGGCGTGGCGATCCGCTGATGCACAGCGATGTCATTCTCGACCCGTGGCGCTCGGCAAGGCACAGGAACGGCCAGTTTCTGCACAGCTGCCGGGACATGCTCGCCCCCTGGGGTGCGGGGCTTGCCGCCCTGCTTGCGCTCTCCCCCGCTGTCATCGTGTCGTTGGCTGTCGGCTATGGACAGATGTTCAGAGCCATTGACCGGGTGAGGCTCTACCAGTGGGCTGCTCCTGCCGTTCTGGTTGTCGCTCTCCGGGTGATCCCCGGAGCATGGTTGCCCGTGGCTGTTGCGCTCACATGGTTCAATCCGTTCAGGCCGGAGGTTTGAAATGCCGACTATTGACCCGCTCAACCCCGGTTGGTCCATCGGCGAGGCCATCGTCAGCCGCCTTGAAGCACTCTTTGAAAGTGAAGCAGAACGCTTCGGCGAGTACACCCCGGAAATCGTTGTTTTCGTCCCGCCCGGCGTCGAGAATGTCCGGCCTGCGGAGGCAAGCAGGGCGTGGGTCACGGTTTCTCTGCCCACAGACCCGGCTGTGCTGTGGGAAACAAGCGACTCCTACATAGTCAAGCCCACCTACACGATTCGCATCAACGTCGAGGAACCCGACCGGCTCCCTGCACTGCCTGAAAAGCTGCTGGAATTGACGCATTTCGTCCGGCTGGCGCTCACCCCGGACACACTCGGCGGCATGGTCAGAAGGAACCCCCGGGAGACAGGCTCTGCCACATACGCAGTGAAGGCAAGTACGATTACCGTAGTATCGGAGATGAAGCTGGAATATGAGTATCAGGGGCACGCCTATGATTTCTCGCTGCCCTCCCTCCTCCTTGGCTCCCCCTTCCCCGAGGTCTACCAAGGTGCCGATGCACCTACCGTCACGATTCTCATCAGCAACCCCGGCACGGCCACGCTTACGATTTCTTCTGTTTCTACCCCCACCGGCTTCACTGCCAGTTCCGTCCCCGCTTCCGTAGCGGCAGGCGGCACGGACACATTCACCTTGACTCTTGACAGCACGGCCACTATCGGCGACTTCTCCGGCACGGTCATCGTCCACAGCAATGCCGGGGATGTGTCCACGGCTGTCACGGCCAGCGTCATAGCCGACCCGAGGCTGACGAGGATTCCGGTGCTGTGCGTTCCCGGCCTTGCCATGTCCATAGATGCCCGCCCGAACACGATTTTCCAGTGGCAGATTCCTGACGGTTCCGGTGGCTGGACATACCAGCGAGCGAACAGGCCCACATTCACAGCGGCAAAGGGTACTCCGGGCGAGTACATTTACCTGCTGATGGACGATGGACATACGGTTGCGGAACTGACGCAGTTGGACACCTATTATAGTGGCTTCACTGTACCGAATCATGTAATTGAAACGGAGGATTTGCAGTATATCGCCCTTCCCGGGAACCTCAGTCTCGTTCACTCAATACTGCAAGGTGACATAAAGTATCTTTCTGGCTGTATGCAGAAAAGCGTTTATGCTCAATATTTCTTCGGCAACACAGCTTTCAACTACTCCGGGCTGTACGGCGATGTGGGCAACTGGGCACCTATTGAAGCGGCCACTGATGTGCGATTTCGGCAGATGGATTACATTCACGGGGTATTGAAGTTTGCGACCGGTTGTCCGTTGGCTACCCTGTTCCATCAGGATTGCAGAGGATTCTCGGCGGTCGAAATCTCCCAAACAATCATCAACTGGAACGCCTGCAACGCCGGTGTGTTTGCGAGAACGGGCAACTTCAATCAGGTCAAGCGCAGCGAGTTGACCGCAGAGGGCGAAGCGGCGGTGGTGTCGCTTTTGGCCAAAGGTTGTGCATTCACCTTCCAAGCGGAATAGAGGATGACATGATTATCAAATTCACCGGCAACAGCTTCGACCATGACGGATGCACCACCTACCTGTCATCAATCGGACACAAGGGCAAGTGCCGGAAGCTGTGGCAGGGTGAATACGATGACGAAACAGGGACAATCGTCCTCACATGCGAGTGCGGGGGCGGGGCGAAGATTGAGATGAGGACGGAGCCGATGGAAGGTGACCTGGAATGAACGCCATAAACATTGTCCACGCCATTGTCACGGCTGTTGATGGTGGCGATATCCTGCTCAAGGCTTCCCTGTGGAGCGTCCATGATTGAAAAGAACCGTGCCGCCCTGCAATCTCTCGCCAAGGTCATCAAGTTCAACCCTCATCCCGGGCAGGTCAAGATACTCGAAGCCTTCCTGCAACACCGCTTCCTGTGTGTCGTATGTGGCCGAAGGTACGGCAAGACTTACGTGGTGAGCATCCTTGCCGCTTACGTGCTCCTGCAGCGGGATACCAAGGTGCTCGCCATGTCCAAGACCTACAAGCTGGCAAACCGCATGTGGAAGTATCTGGCACGGGATATCAGGCTTCTGCTGGGATCGGCAGTCAACATCAACAACAGCGAAAAGTCCATCACCACCGTGTGGGGCTCCACGCTCGAACTCGGAACAGCGGAGAACCCCGACAGCATCCTTGGCGACGGTTACGATCTCGTGATAGGCGATGAGGCGGCAGTGCTGAAAGACGTCATCCACGAGCAGAACCTGATGCCCGCAATCCGAGACAGACGCGGAACCCTAATTTACATTACCACCCCCCGCGGCTACAACTGGATTTACCACCTCTTCGAGAAGGGGCAGCGCGAGGAAGACGGCTGGTGGAGTCACCGAGGCATCAGCAGGGAGAACTACCATGTATGGGATGAAGAGGAATGGGAACTGGCCAAGAGACAATCCGACCCCTCCTATTTCCAGCAGGAATACCTCGCCGAGTTCGTCACCTTCGCAGATCAGGTCTACTCCGATTTCACGCCCGAGAGGAACGTTCTCGCCGAGTGCCCCGATCTGACCGGGTGGGACAAGTACGTGGTCATTGATCCCGGCTATCGAAAAGCGGCCCTGCTGTGGGCGGCTCACAACCGGGTGTCCGATGAACTGGTCTTCTACAAGGAGCATAACGGTTCAAGGGTAGGCAACGAGAAGGCCCTGAAGCTCATTCGGGCGGGCGAGCCGGAAGAAGGCTACGCAGGGATAATCAGCGACATCGCAGGCAATGCCCGAACCGGGGATGCCGGGCACTCCCTGATTACCTACCTGAACGAACAAGAATGGTTCATGAAACGGAATTACTATGTGGCCACGCACAAACAGGGCATTGTGACCGGAATCAACCTCGTGAGGTCCAGAATCCTGAATGCAAACCTTGAGACCCGCCTGAAGGTGGTCGGCCCTGCATGTCCGGAGCTCGTTAAGATGCATCACCACCTGATGTTCGAGCCAAGCCGGGACGTTTACGTCAAGGACGGCGTTTGGGATCACTTGGGCGACGCAGAGCGGTATTTGGTATATCATATTGACCGAGGGAAGGGATCGACCCTGCATATAGACCTTTGATCGGAGGCAGAAGAATGTTTGATGACAAGACTAGAGCTGCTGTATTCGAGTCGCTTCTGCGCTCCATTGAAAGCCAGGAGAAACTCGAGCTCGGTGACCTCTCAATGCTCAAGGCAGTCTACAACAACTCCACACAGGCAGAAAGAACCCCGTCCATGTCCGACCGCTCCTATAAGGGCAGGCAGGAGGCGTTCACGCCAGTCAGCTATTGTGCGCTTCTGGTGAACAAGGTCGCCTCCCTGCTCTATGGCAGAACAGTTCAGCGTTCTGCTGGCTTTGCAGACGAGGTGATGAATGCCAAGGTGGATCTCGCATACAAGAACACCGGAGGGCTGTTCATGCGTCTTGGCAAGTTGTCGTCTCTGGCCGGGTATTCTGCCGTCAGAGTGAAGCGTGACTGGACCGGGGAATATGTTCTCCGCGTCTATGGGTTTGATGAGGTCAAACCGATACTGGACCCCGAAAACCCGTTCGGCATGGTCAAGGGTCTGCTGTACGACATACAGACAACGGCCCTGCCGCCATGGGTGCACGAACTGAACCCAACCCTGAAGAAGGAATCTCTCTACCGCTTCCAGGAGGTTATCACCCGCAACGACCGGGACAGCAACGGGAACATCATTGCACCGGGCTCCTACGAGGTCCGGGTCGACGGGAAGAAGATGCAGACCAGGTTCGGCGATGTGAACCCCCTGGGCGACTATCTCGGTGCTGTCTGGTGGAGGGGCATGGACGACCCGTTCAACCCCTGGGGTGGATCTGACATTCTTGGACTTCTCAAGACCTTGACAGCCCTGAACGAGACGATGACGGATGGGCGGGAGCTCATCCTTTGGAACTTGCACAGCCCGGTGGTGACCAACGTAAAATCCGCTTTGAACTGGAAATACGGACCCCGAGCAGTGTGGCAAGCAATGGGTGGTGAGACCGGTGAGGTATGGGTCAAGCGGCTGGAATCCGGAACCGGCAGTTTCGACAGCCTCGAGAAGTTTATCAGGCTCATCATAGACATGACGCACCAGACCTCCCGCATACCTCTTGTGTCGGTCGGGAATCAGGAGGGCCTCGGGCAGGCCTCTTCCGGCAGGGCTTTTGAAATAGCCATGACCCCGGCCAAGGAGCTTATTGCAGAGAAAGAGAATGCTGCGATCCCGCAGGAAGAGCTGCTCATGGAAGAGATCGTGGCTCGCATGGCCTATTATGGCGATCTTCCCGGAGGCACCTACCGATACGACCAGTACGACATGCCGGACATGGTAGCAATCCGCAAAATGATGGTCGAGAGCTCAATTTCCTTCACCCCGCTCGTGTTCCCTCAAGGCGTTATGGAGGAAACACTGACAGGGCAGGTTGCCGGTGGGCTCAGGTCGAGGCGCGATGCCATTCGCTACCTCCACCCGGCATGGCCCGATCCGAGGATTGACGAAGAGCTCGAAGCCATCGATGAGGAACGCAAGGCGCAGGAGGACGAGGTCGAGGCAAAGAACCTTGCTGCCCTAAAGGAGCGAGTTGAGGCAAACCTGAAAAACCAGTCCACAGAAGAGAAGGAGATCTTCGGCACATGAAGTCGGCAGATATCCGGGCAATTGTCGCCGAAATGTACGACATCTACAGCGGGTTGAAACAGTCCGACAGCAAGGCCATGTTCCGAGCTGTGGACAGGCACGACCGCTGGTGGCTCGAAGAAGCGCCGCTGGTCATCGCCAGAGAGCTCTCGTTCAAAGCAAAGCGGTTCTCGGGTATGGACAGTGCGGATACCGTTGTTGCTGTGGCCCGAAAACTGGCCTCTGAAGCACGGACGAAGCTGTCAGCGCCGATTACCGCATGGGTGACCGGAAACTATGATGCCTTTTACCGTGCAGGCGTGAGGCTCGCTGCCCTGAACGGCAAAGCGGAAGGCAAGCGGGTGCGACAAGTCCTGGATAAGGCCGACGCCAACAGCATTGAACTGCAGGTGCGGCAAGAACTCGATGTCTGGAAGGGCCATTGGTCGAAGCACGAACGCCAGGTGGAGCGGGAACTGGTAGGCTTCGTGCTTGCAGGAGGTACCATAGACCAGTTTCTCGGGAGGATGACAGCCCCGAGCGGGCATATTGTGGCTTTCCCTTATGGCAACAGTCGCCAGTCGTGGTATGAGCTTATCCGCAAGATGGTGACCGTCCGTGGCCGTCAGGTGGCCTCGGTAGCCCAACAACACAGGCTGGTGTGACATGCCGTATCTGCTGTTCTTCCAGCCGGTAGATGACAAAACGGACCCGGCAAACGCAGCTCTGTCCGGGGAGGTTTTCGACCTCGAAGAACTGCTCACAGAGAAGGGTGCCGGCAGGTCCTCGTGTGACGGTCAAGTCTCTCCAACCCCTCCGCGGTACTCGGATGACAACATGATGGGCATGTATTTTGAGAGCAAAGAAGTGGCTGAAGAGTTTTCTGCGGTGCTTCGTGGCGATGTCCGAAGAAGGATTGCAAGGGGCGAACTCACCCTGAACTACCAATTGCCGTGGCAAACAACGGAAAAAGCGTTGTGGACAACAGCAAGCGTAGAAAAGCTCGCAAAGAGCGCCGCCACAAAGTATTACGACGCCACGGACTCGCAAATATTGAGCGCTGCAGAGGCTTGCGCAATCGAATTAGGCCGTTTGCCAACGGCTGACGAGCTTTTCTTTTGGATCGAGCAAAACCGCTCATGGTAATCATTTACAGCGAAAAAAACCGTTGCTGTGATTTTGAGCAACGAATCTTTTTCCTGTGAAAAAATTAGGCACGGCTAAACCTCAAAAATGCGTTCTTAAGTTACGGCGATGGAGCTTTGCAAAATCCGCTTTTTCGTGTTCTCGCAACTCAATAATAATCAATGCTTTGCGCTGAAATGATTCGTTCAGTATCCTGCCAGGGTACCATGGTATCAAAACAGGGTACTATGGTTCCTTGTCAGTCGCACTCTTACTTAGACTTAGACTTAGACTCATACTCATACTTAGAACCTGCCGGTTCCCTGAACTTCCCTGGAAAGAGATCGAACAAAACCAAGCCCCCGCCGGTACAAGGGTTGACACCCCGGGGGTGGATTTTCATATCTTTCCCGGGAATCAAAAAAGCGGCAGAGGCCGCAAACGGCTGAAGGGAGTCAGAGGACATGCCGGAAAGCACAGGAGAAACCACCACCCCGCAGATACCGGGAGCGGTTGCTGCGATGCTCGAAAAGCACGGGTTTGAAGTTTCAGAGAAGGGGATGCAGGACTTCGACAGAGCATTCGACTCTTACAAGGTCGATCTGCCGAAGTTCAAGGATGGGGCGAAAGAGAAGGATACCCTCGCCCAGAAGCTCGCCGAGTACGAGAAGAGAGAGAAGGAAAAGGCCGACGCCGAGAAGACAGAAGCCCAAAAGGCCAAGGAATTGGCCGACGAACGGGCAAGGTTGCTCGAAGCAAAGGACGCAGAGATAACCAAGCTCCAGCGGGACCGGGTTATGGACGCCGTCCTTTTCGAGTCTCTCAAGGACAAGCCGCTCACAGGCATAAGGCGCCAGCTCTACGAGGCAGCGGCCTCTCGTGAGCAGTGGGACACGGCGGATGATCTGAAAGCCATCTACAAGAACATCGACAAAACGCTTGAAGATGATCTCAAGGCGAGCAGGGTGACAGTTCCGGCGCCGGGCGACAGCGGCGGCGGTGGCTCAGCCGGAGGTGGCGATACCAAGTATGATGAAAGCTACTTCGCCCAGCAGGAAGCAAGGATGCGCGGCAAAGCTGCGCGATAGGAAGGAAACAAAGTGGCCGCAGATTATACATTCACCCCGCGATGGGACCGGTTGGCCAACGGTTCCGTTCTCACCCCGGAGCACTGGGCGCCTCACATCGAGATGGACCTCCCCAGTTTCAGCTTCTGGCCGCAGTTCCTCGGAAACACATGGGGTCCGGTAGAGGTCACCGGACAGGGTAGGGGCGCCATCTTCAACGTCCGGTACATCAGCGACGAAACCCCAACCACCACTCCCCTCAGCTCCGGAACCAAGGTCCCCTCCAGCACCAGCACCAAGATTTCCACAGCCAGCGGCACCATACAAGAGTATGGCAATTCCGAGGACATCGAGAACTTCACTGCATGGCTGTCGGACGTCAACGTCAGGACCGCAGTTGGTGTCGCCACCGCAAGGCACGCCTTCCACTCCCGGAACAGCATCGTCGGAAACGTGTTCGTTGCAACCTCCAACCGCTACGAGTGCAACGGAACCGAAACCCTCGGCTCCGCTGTCACTGGCACCGTTGCGGCAGGCACCAACGGCACCAACAAGATCCTGCCCTACCACATCGAGAAGATCGTGGATGACCTCCGGCGCAAGGGAATCGCGCCGTTCCCGGATGGATACTTCCGCTGCATCGGCCGTCCGGGTTCCTTCACCGGCCTGAAGAATGACGTGAAGGTCTATGGCTCCGGAGCAGACCTCGGCATCCCCGGCCTGTTCCACACAGGCAAACTCGCCACATGGGGCGGCGTCCTGTTCATCGAGGAAATGGGCCAGTTCCCGGTGACCACATGGTACGGTACCGAGTCCAGCTCAGTCATTTTCGGCGCCAACGCCGTTATCGGCTTCGACAACTTCAACAGACCGGACGTCATCCGCTGGTACCCCGACCATGACAACGATTTCGGGCGGAACGCGAAAATCGGCTGGATTGCCTACGGAGGCTACTGCCGGCCGGTTGACACGGGTCCAAACGGAAGGGTATGGCGGATTTTCCACGGCCTCTAAAAGCCAGCCCGAAACAGGAGGGCCCCCGGCAACGGGGGCTTTTCCTTTGCTCCGCCGGGTCTTATATTGTCAATGCCCGAGCATAGAGGGAGGTCGAACATGGGCAAAAAGGGGTTTCCATTCAGCATCGTCAGGAACCAGAAGCGGGAGGACAAGAAGCTCGACCGCATCGTCGTCGGCTGCGTTGTCTACAATGAAGAGGGCAGACTGCCCGGGTTCCTGAAAGCGCACAGCTTCGCAGACATCGTCATCATCGACCAGTCCAGTACAGACAAGACGGCGAGTATCGCCAAGAAATGCAAGCAGGTCAGCTACTACAAAGTGACCCGCTTCGAGAAGCTCGGCGAGGCTTCGTTCAACCTGCTGCAGAAGCTCACGCCGAAGGATTCGTTTCTGCTCCTGCTTGGAGTTGATGAGCGCATCACAGAAGAGGCGTTCGGGAAAATGCGGAAGAGGGCTACTCTCGCCAGGGAGCGCTACAATCTCCATGCGTTCTTCGTTCACCGCAAGAACTACATTGATGGGCGACTGGTAAACCACCTGTTCCGGACCGACTACGACACGGAAGGCAAGGATTGGCAGATGCGTCTCGGCTGGGGGCCCTGCATCATGTACCAGCCAGTTCCGCATACGCACCCGACACCCACAAAGCCCTGGGGCTACATGGGGGAGGACATTTTCATTGAGCACCCGAAGACCCTGCAGGAAGAGCTTGACAGCATCATGAAGCGGGCAGGCTCAGTGAACGCTGGAGCAGGGCGTGATGTTTCCTACCATGCGGCCCTGGTCAAGGAGTTCGGAGAGGCGGCTAAATTATGAGCGTCATCATCGAGCAAAAGACCATGGTCACCGTTTGTGATAACTGCCCGTTGCTTCTGCCGAATGGCTGCGAAGAGTGCGGACGGGAAGGTGGTTGCATCCTGGAGGGTGATGTGAGTTACACGCATTATCCGTATTTCGTGAGCATGAAAACCGCGATCGAAGGCGACTTCGACACGGCATTCACTGGAAGCGAAAACTGTCCACTGAGAATGCTGGTCAGGAAGGATGAGGGAAAGTTCGTTCCCGCTGTTGTGGATTCTGCCTACAAGCGGGGGTTCACCATGGAAGAGGCGGGGGGGGTGAGGCCATGAGCGTCAAAGTCGGACAGACAGCGAAGCGGTTCATAACCTCTCGCATTGATGGTCTTACCGGGAAGAGGGCCGTCTACCACATGGTTTTCAAGGTCGAAGTTTTGCTCGAAGTCGTGCCGTGCCTGGGCTGCCCGTGCCTACACTCGATTGCGGACTATCTCGGTGACATCGAAAGCAAGTGCGGCCTCGGCGCCGAGTTGAAGCACTTTTACCGGGATTTCGTTGAGAACGGTCCGCATGTCCCCATTGTTGCCCCGAAAGACAAGTGCCCACTGGTTTACGTCGCTCACATAGAAGGCATTTACACGCCGCCGCTTCCTGTGCCTGTTTTCGATGTCAGCATAACCGATGTCAGCATAACCGAGGAAAGGACATTGGAGCCGTTATGAAAAACGAACGCTATCTGCTTCTGCGTTACGGCGGCCTCGGTGACAACCTGTTCCTGACCCCGGTTGCCAGAGAGCTGCACCGACAGGGCTACAGCGTTGACGTTGTGGCGAGAACCGAGTCGGCGGCGATCCTTGAAAACAACCCGTACATCGGACGGCTGATGAAGGCCCGGCGCTTCGGCCCGATCCGACAGACGGGCGATGATCGGTATGCCAATCTGGTTGACGTTGACGGTCTGCATGTGCCGGATCTCGCCCTGTACCGGCAGTACAAAACGGAGAGCATCCGTCCGTGGCGGCCCCTGAACGTCACGAATTACCTGAACATCGTTGAAGGAAACACCATGCACCCGGAGCTGTGCAGCACTCAGCAGGCGGCTTTTCAGAACATCTACGACAATCATCTGGCATGGGCTGGGATCGACCCCGAGAGCATCCCCGCAGAGCGGAAGCTGCCGGTCTACAGAGTGACCGACGAGGAAAAGCAGTGGGCCTCAAACATCCTCCCCGACCGGGGCAGATGCGTCATCATCCAGACCACGTCCAGCAGCCTTGCCAAAACCTACCCGGCGAACGACATGGCCACGTGGTTGCGAGGCGAAGGCTACAGCGTGCTGTTCTGGCAGGAAACCGGGCACAGCGTCGGGCATTGGATTCTCGACGGTGTGAAGCTGGCCCTCCCGCCCCACATCCCGAGCATCAGATGCACGGCAGCACTGTTGGAGCGATGTGCCTTTGCCGTTACTGCCGACACAGGTACCGCCCACCTTGCCGAGGCTCTCGAGATCCGGCACATGACGTATTACACGTTCACCCCGGCCTGGACCCTGAGCAAGTATTACATCAATGAGTGGACGGTGGACAGCACCGCCGAATTGGACGGGGTTCGCTGCAAGTGCTACCAGCTTTCCCGGGATTGCCCCCGCATTCAGGTGGGCGCTTTCAAGAGGCTCTCGAAGACCGACCGGGAATTGCTTCTGACCTTCCCGGATGATCCCGCACAGAGACAGCAGATGGGCCTCCCGCCAGCGGAGAATGTTCTGCCCCCGAAGACGGACCTGTATGCGTATTTCCGCTGCAATTCCGTTGATGCCCTGAGCGCCAGGTGTGATACGGCGTTCAGGAACCTTGAGGCACTTCGCTCGCAGCGACCATACTGCACTGACAGCCTCAACCTCATGGGCGAGCTGAAAAAGGGCCTCGAATGGCTCTGCGGAGGTGAGAGATGATAGTCACACTCGAAGAAGTGCTGGGCATGGATGCCTACAGCAATTGGGGCCGCATCGAGTCGACAGGTACATGGGGTGAGGTTCTTTCGTGGGCCGCCAGAAAAGCGGTATCCGAAAAAAGAGCCCTGCTTGCCGTTCAGCCCGGGGTGGATCTTCCCGCCCGGTCTCGGGAAATCCTCCTGCGCCACATCCTGGCGGAAGAAATGATCTGCGCTCCGACCATCCTGAGTATGGACAATCGGACCATCGAGCTCACTCAGGAGCTTGCGTCCGGGTACCCTGACATGAAGTGGGCAATGGGAACTTATGAGCAGGGCGGAGAACCGACGCAGGTTGTCTGCTTCGACCATGGCGTAATCGGCATCCCTTACGAGGCGCTCGTGGAGGTTGGGAACTTTGATAGAGGCTTCAACGAGTATTTCGTTCTTTGCGATTGGACGGTCCGGGCTCGCTGGCATGGACACCAGGTTTACCTCTGCCATGACGCACCGATGACCGTTCCGAACCACCAGACCTTCTCCGCAGTATTCAGGGGGAGGGAGGAAGCAGCCGCACTGTTGGATCGTGAACACTTCGAGCGTAAATGGGGCGGCGCCGTATTGAAGAACCTGTCACCGTAAGGAGATCGGCATGGCTCGGGAGTTCGTGACAGACGCTGATTGCTCGGTGCTGTACGAAGATTGGGCGAAGCTCGGCGACACCGAAACCCGGCAGGGCCTGCGAATACAGGCATCCGAATGGGTGTATGCCGAGATCACCGAAACGCATAGAGCCCCATCTTCTGCGCTGCCGAACACCGGCACGACCACGAATTTCTGGCTGCGGCTTGCGACTGCTTCGGAGGCTATCTATCTCGGATGCAGTAGGCGAATGAAAGGCGACCACCAGAAGGATGTCGGCTACTGGTCGTCATTCCATGTTGACGCTGTCGGCATCCTTGAAGATTTCAAGGCAGGGAGGCGGAGACTCGACCCTGAGCCGAAAATAGGCGAGCGTGGGATTGGCCCAGCGGAGGCGGTTGTCTATGGCGAAGCAGGGACGGATATCGGCGAATCCAATTGGATCGAGAGCAACACGCTGGTTCCGCTCGCCGTCTACGATGACGACAAGTATTCGCGTGTTTACACGATTGAGATGCAGGAGGTTGGCGAGACGTTGAACGCCTGTACATTCAGGTGGAAAACTGACGGAACCGAAAGCGGCTGGGAAGCCGAGAATGTCAAGTGCTCATGGTCGTTCATCTACCTGAGCCACGGCGTCGAGGTCCGGTTCTTCCCGCAGAACATCGCCTCTTACGAAACCGGCATGAAGTGGGAGATCGGTTGCCACCCGGAGCGTGACCGGAAAACACGTGACGTTGGCGGGGAAACCTTCGTCATGGACAGGATGTAATGTTCGAGAATGAGATCCCGCTGGACCAGCTTGCGTCGAGCATCTACGCCATGGGCGACAAGGTACGCCAGGAGGTCAGGACAGCCCTCGTGAACAGTGGCCGCATGATGTCGAACGCGATCAAGCTCCGGTTCGCCACGGGTTCCGGGCCTTACAGAGACCGGTGGCTCTCGACGGCCTATGAAACGAAGTTCGGCAGCCGTTGGTCGACGGAGTATTGGCGCAAGAGCAAAGCGAGCCCCGATGGCGAGCTGACTCAAGGCAGCATCAGGCTGTTTTGGACTGGCGGCCTCATGCGCTCATTCGCGGTGCTCGAGCAGACGGATGAAAATGTGCTGATTGGCCCAACAGGGACAAACCCGGACGGTGTCGAATACGCCATAATCGCCGATCATGCGGCGGAGCACTGGGACAACTATATTGTTGGCTGGGACGATGAGAGCTTGCGATGGGTTGAAATGGAACTGAAAGCACTCTCGCAGAGGGTTCTCACTGGGAACTCGTTGGTATAGGAAGGAAACGAAATGTCCAAGACAATACCGGGCTTCATGACAGGTGTCGCCTTCGGCGTCGAAGGCACTCAGGGCGTACAGGCGGCAACCTTCCCGTACCTGTGGGCTGCGGACGAGAGCGACAGCCTCTCGATGGAGGAAAACCCGTACGATGCGACGGTTCTCCGGGGAGCCAGAGGGCAGGTATCCAGCGGCTTCCGCTCCGTGCAGCATCTGCCTGGCGGGGGGTTGCCCGCTGCGCCCATTTCGATTGGCACTGCTTGCGGGATGTTCCTGGCAATCCTGCAGGCACATCTCCAGGGGCTTGCCGTGGTCGGCACTTCGGCCCCGTTCACCTACACAGGCAGTCCCGCTGCCGCCCCGCCCGATGATGGTGATTGGTTCACGCTCAGCATCATGAAGGCCACCGGGATTGAAGAGAAGTACCACCGTTTCCTGGGCTGCATCCCCTCGGACGTGGAAATCGCATGGAAGGCCGGCGAGCCGATGACCTGCACGCCCTCGGCGATCAAGGCCATGTCCGCCGATTGCGAAGGCACCTTGGCGAACCTCCCGAACCCGTCAGTTTTCGGCTTCCTGCAGGCTCCCCGTATTGCCTGCACCTGGAACGGCACGGAGGTCAACCCGGCGAACTTCTCCATCAAGAGCCACGCCAACTTCGCCGACAGGCAGAGCGGCAATGCCCGCGGCCGGGTCGGCCATGCCCTCGGCGACTACAGCTGCGGAGTGGAGATCGGCGTCTGGCGCCATGAAGAGAGCGCCGAGAAGTGGGTTGACCCGTTCTTCACCGGAGCGGTCGGAACCCTCGTAATCACCGGGTACCCGGCGACAGTTACTCTTACAGGCGGTCTGCCTCCTACCTTCACATTCACCGCACATCTGCAGGCGAAGGAACCGAACCCGCTGAACACCGGGCGCAGTGATCTCATAGATAAGGTGACGCTCGGCGCAGTTGCCGATTCCACGCTTCCCGTGTTTTCGCTCACTCAACAGCTCGGCACTCTGCTGGGATAGGAGGCTCTCGTGAGCGTTCATTCCGGCTGGGAAAATGCGATTGATCTGTTCTGGGAGTACCCGCTTGGGAACATTGGCAGTACGGTTCAGGGCTTCCGGTACCTGTCCGATGTTCCTGACAGCCTGACAATCGGAGCGGAATCGCACTCCCGCAAGGTCATCGGCAACCGTTTCATGCGGAAAGAGCATCTGCGGATATTGAAGACCACCCCGGGCGGCTCGCTCGGACCGACCCCCATGTGGTTCTCGGCCACGAACAGGCAGACGAACCTGAACCGCCTGCTGAACAGTCATTTCCAGAATCAGGAGCAGGCTTCCGGCATCCCACCGGCTCCGTGCTGGAGCAGGCACTTTCCGGTGTCCACGCAGCCCACGAACCTCGGCGGGTTCACCATACGCCGGAACATTGGCCTCGGTGCCACAAACTCCTATGTCTGGACCTC